TTATCTGTGAAGATTGCAGAGCTGTGCTAAATTTCGGGCAGTATGGGGAAGGGAAAGGGCTATTCGCGCGGCGCTACGTTGAAAGAGAAGATGGTACGCGGGATTACGACACGGGAGGGTGGCGTAGATTTGGGCGGCATGACAAAGAGAATCAGGACAAAGGGGAGGGAGAGGATATACCTTTCTAAAGAGTTACGTTGTAATTAAGATTACTCCTTAGAAGTAACGGATGTACTGAGTGGAAAGTGACTATTATTACATACTTTCTTCTTGCCGGGATATATAATTTAAAAAGGAGATGAGAAGAATGATAAGAATAACGAAGGACGGAAGGCTCACAGCGAGAGTAGCGCCCCAGCAGTGGCAGAAGGTGAAGGACTTCTTTACGTTTATCGATTATCGTAAGGAAGCTGAGTATCATGAAGACATGGACAATTTCTCTCAAGCGGAATATTATCGAGATTTACTTCGCTTGGGGCAGGCAGGCCATTGGCAGCTCAAAGATATTGGGGATGTTGAAAAGGTTGAAGAGCTTCTGGGTATTCCCCCTGAGCTACGGCGCAAGGTCTTGGACGTTAAAGAACGCGAAGAGACTTTACGAAAGCAAGAGCAAGAACGGCTACGTAAGGAACAGGAGAACGCTGCACGAGCCAAGGCAGAAGCAGAATTTGAGTCTGCCTTGAAGGAAATCGAGCAAGTAACAGCAGGATATGTTAAGATGGAGGGAGAGCATCTGAAGTTGCTTGGACGCATAATCTATGCCAGGCAGGGAAATGAGTATGTAAACCTTCAGCGTGCTGAAGGTGGGTTCGTGCTCTTCCACGGTATAGGGGATGACATGAGAGTTACAACATTTATTCCATCAGAGGCAGTCTAATCTGTCATAAGGAATCTAGTCAACGAGGCAGTGGAGACAGGTTCTGCTAATCTAATTGAAACCTACATCGCCCGGCAGGGTGTGCCCAATATGACAGACTACTCTGACTGCTACGGCTGTGGATACCTCAAGAGCGTAAAAGCAGAAGACTTCAATAAAGCAGTGGAAGTCTTTAAAGAGAATATGCTCCATACCGAGCTGAAGGATTGGGAACTCAAGAATCCCTATCTTGTGAGAGATATTCTCAATTACCAGCAAAAGAAAATTTGTAATTACTTCAACATACTGGAGCAAGCAGAAAATGCTGCTTCAGCACGATATGGTGCTGCACAAGAGCTAAAGAAATTAAAAGAAAGGAGTGGTGTTCATGACTAATAACGGGTACATCTGCCAGGCTTTTGTCCCGACTGGTGTGGATGGTTTAAGGAAAGCTTTACGCAGATTAAGGGAAGCGGGTTATAAGGTGTGTACAAGTCATTCGGTGCAGTTGACGCAATGGGGGAGGATAAAGATGACTCTTGTCAGTGTCATGGCTGGTGTGAATGGGGACACTTGGGGAGCGAGTGAAATTTTGAAGGAGCATATAAAACTGCCATTCCCGTGGTGAAAGGGGGCTGAGAGTGCACGGTATGGGAGGGGCCTGCCGTGCACTTTTTTATTGGCTTGGACTTGTCGAACTTGCAGGCACTCCAATGATTTGCTATGATTAAGCCATGCCTGATAAGGTCAAGAAGAGGTATAGTGCGGCGAAGCGTTTAGCGAGTAGGATAGGTGGGGAGAGTTTAGGCAGGGTGCATGGTATCTTTAAGTCTTCCAAGAGCGGCAAGGGGGGGAGCCGCGACCCTTACGAGAACTTCCAAGTAGTTGAACGATTCCTCTCCCCGGATACTTGTCGGATTCTCTATGAACAATTCTGGCCTGCTGGGAACGTTGCAGACGTCTTCGCCGAGGACATGGTGCGGGGATGGTTCACGTTCTCTTGCCCCTCTCTGCCAGAGTTAGTACCGATTGTGGAAGCATATTTAAAGCGTCTCAATGCCAAGAGCTTCTTTCATAGTATGGCTTTGAATGAGGCCATCTATGGGGATGGCTGTATAGCTATTGGTATTGAGGACGGGAGAGATTTGGCCTCTCCCGTGGACGCAGAGGCTATTGAGACCATAAGGTTTCTGCATAGTTTTGGGCGCCCGGCAATAAGTTCTATGGAGATAGACCAGAACCTATTCTCTCAGAACTATGGCAAGATAAAGATGTTTGTGTTAAACTCGGAGAATCAATCGAATATCAGAGTAGATGCCAGTCGTATTTTACATCTTCAGACAAGGGGATTAGAGCATGAGGTCTATGGGCGCTCTCTCTTTCTCAGGATGTTACAAATATTCTTGGTATTAGATAATGCGGAATGGACGGTAGGGCAGCTTATTTATAGCCTCGTTTTTAGGGTATTAAAGAGCAATTGGGAATTTGACAATGCTGAGCAAGAGCAACGTGCTCAAGAGGAGCTAGAGAAAGAGCTGAATGCTCTTTCCACTTTCTTGCTGGGGAAGGAGGAAGAATTAATATATGCTGGGCCTACGGGGGCAGTGAGTGGGCTTGAGGGGATATTGAAATACATCTTTGAGAGCTATGCTGCCGCGGCGAGGATTCCCCAGAGCCACTTGCTGGGGCAACCTCAGGGGACGGTGACTGGAGCTGCATGGGACACGCGCCGGTATTATGACCGCATAGCGGGTTTGCAGGAAAACTATCTCCGCGAGCTGGTGGAGAAGCTTATCCGATACATATTGCTAGCCAAAGACGGGGGCAATCTGAGCGTGGAACAAGTGAATCAGCTCGACTGGAGCGTGAAGTTTAACAAGCTCTTGGTCGAAGAAGAAGAGCAGAAGGCCAAGGTTGATTTAGTCAAGGCCCAAACAGCCCAAGCCTTGATTGATACCGGTATCGCGGATGCTGGTGAGCTGCGTCAGCGCTTTGATTTCCTCAAAGGAGAAGAGACACCGCTAGAGAAGCTTATTCCCTCAGGAGTCTGAGATGCCCCGTCCGCGTGCTCGTAAGTCTACATTCCCAGCATCGGTAGCGCGGAGTTTTGAGAAAGCATTACTGAAGATAATACAGCAAGTCGCTCAAGAGGTTCTGCAACGTCTTGAGCGTGAGGTGAAACCACTCCTAGACAAGAATGCTCTCATCTTGCAATCGCAGGGAAGTCCGCGCCTGCACGGGATAGGGGATGAGTTGCGGGCCATATTCTCACGTATCCGAGAGTTATTACTGAGAATTTTGCCTCAGGGTCTAGCTATAAAGATAGCCACAGACATAAATAGAAGTTCTCAAAGTGCTGCGGACAAGGACGTGAGCAAGCAGATTGAAAGAGCAATAGGGGAGAAGGTAAGTGGAGTGCTCTTCCCTACACTACGTCTGCGGGTTACGGCAGAGGCTCTAGTCGCGGAAACGGTAAGGCTTATACAAGACCTGCCTGAGGAGTATGTGCGCAGAGTAGAGCGTGCTGTCTATGACGCCCTCGAACGGGGCATACCGTATAGCGAGCTGGCACAACAGTTATCCCAAGAGCTAGATATTGCCAAGAACAGAGCGACAAGAATAGCGATAGACCAGATAAACAGGCATTATAACTGGTCAGCTCAGGTGCGCTATGAGGAGATGGGAGTGAAGCATTTTATATTCATCACAGCTCAAGACGAGCGAGTATGTCCTATCTGTCAACCGCTGAATAATACGCGGCACAAGGTAGAGAACCTGCGGGATTTTCTTCCGCGGCATGTGAATTGTAGGTGTAGCAGTATCGCTGACCCAGAAGAGCTTGCAGGGGCTTTTGGTTTTTAGTTTTGCGCAAAGTTGCAAATAAAAGGAAAGCGAGGTAAGATACGACTATGCCTTGGTCAGCAGAAGGTTTTAAGAAGTTTAAGGCGGACTTAACAGACGCGGAAGCTCGCAGGGCTGCGGCTCAGGCCAATGCTATTTTGCGGGCATGTCTAGCAGAGGGCGGCAAGACTGATGACTGTGAGCGCATAGCTATTGCCACTGCCCTGAAGAATATTAACAAAGAGCGTGAGGAGAGAAAGCAGGGGAGAGGGTCTGTAGCGCAAGTCACAGCGGATTCTCGCGCGTATATACATACAGGGGGGAAGATGAAAGGGAAGCGTCTCCCCAATGGTATCCTCTACCTCGAGGAGATAGGGTTGACGAAGGCGAAGGTCTATGAGTATGAGGATGAGAATGGGAAGACGGTGTATGAGTTATTGCCGGAATCAGAGGTTACGTCAGAGAAGTTTCTCTCCTCATGTGTGGGGTTGCCCATCACTTTAGGGCATCCTGCTCCGGGGCAAATGGTTGATGCGAGCAATCTAGAGCGGGTTATATGTGGTTTGACGGGTTCCAAGGTGCGGGTTCAGGACGGTCTGGTAATTGTTGATGGCTATATATTCAATGAGAAGGCTATCAGAGCGATTGAGGAGGGCAATGATGAGGTCTCGATAGGGTACCTAGCGCGAACTGTTGAGAAGGATGGGGAATACAAGGGGGAAAGGTATCAAGCGATTCAAGAGGTTATAGAGCTGAACCATGTAGCTGTGGGCCTCGCCGCGGGCCAAGGACGATGCGGTAGGGAGTGTGTCATAATGACAAATGCTATGAATCTCAAGGGTTCGTATGAAGAGCGCCATAAGATGCTCATGGAAGCTTTGCGAAAGAAGTATCCTGAATATGGGTATGTGTTCCCATTCCACATCCTTGGGGTGTGGGAAGACCATATCGTATTCGGAAGATATGATACTGATGAATACTATCAAGCGCCGTATTCTATCAGTGAGGACGGGACAGTGACTATTGGAGAAGCGGTGAAGGGGAGTTTGGAATTCATCGGAGAAGAGGCAAGCCCGGCCAGTGAAAGGGCCAGTGAGAAGAAGGCGGCAGGGAAGGAGCCTGCTGGTGAAGGAGAAAATATGATGACTCTCAATGTGCAGGGATTACAGCTCAGACTTGATGAGAAGTTAGACCCTCAGAAGGTCAAGGATTTTCAGAAGGCTATAGACAGCCTTTCCAATGAGCACGCTGACCTTGTGAAACGTGCGCGTGCCCAAGAGACGCTAAACTCCAAGCTGGAAGCGAAGAATGCCATCATCGAAAGCTTGCAGGAAAAATGCAAGATTTTCGAGGAGCGCGTTCATGCTTTGGAGAGTGGGAAGGCTTTAGAGAACCTCGTCAGTGAGAAGCTCAGTCTCATCCGGGAGGCCGAGCAGAGGATAAACGGGTATCAGTTTCAAGGGAAGTCCAATGTGCAGATAATGATTGACGTTATTAAGTCAATCAGCCCGAAGTTTGATGAGAAGGGCAAGTCTGAGCAGACTATTCGTGAAGTGTACCATGCCTTGCTAGAGCATGAGCAGGCGCTCGAAGGCGCTGCGGCACTCAAGAGTGTCAAGGGAAATGCTCATGGTACCCCCAAGCGCGACTTGAGTGAGGAGCTAGCGGAATGGCGTGAGAAGATTAAAGGGCGCTCTGCCCAGATAGCAAAACCCACGAAATAAAAGGAGTGAATTATGCCTTTAACAGGTGTAGTAGGAGATGTATCGAGAGTGGATGGGGGCTACAGCGTGGACGGTTCTTACATCGCTGCGGCAACCATTAATTTCGGCGATGTGGTCGAATTATCTCCTGGCAGCACGGATAAGGTCAGGAAATATAGCGGTGTAGGGCCAATCTTGGGAATAGCAGTAAGAGACCCGCGGAAAGGGTTCTCTCGTGATGCTGTGACAGGTCTGGTAACAGAAGCCCTGGCCTATGGTACAGGAGACAATGTTGCGGTTCTGAGAGAAGGAACCATATTTGTCACCATCGGCTCAGGGGTCACCGTTACAGAGGGGAAGCAGGTCTACGTGGTAAAGACGCAAGGTACTGGAGACCCCCCTGTGGGCAGCTTAGTTGATGAATCTTTCACACCCGGGACAGGGGGAGCCAAAGCTCCTATTTTCAATTCGTTCTGGCGCACTGGTGGGTCGAATACTGCGGTTGGGGAAATTGAGATTAACCTGCCCGGCGGGGCCGTGAGCTAAGGAGCGTGCACAGTTATGAAAACAATGGGAACGATTGTAGGAAGAATAAATGCACCATTTGTGCCAAGTGAGCTTGAAGAGCTTGATGTACAGCTCTATAAAGAGTTCTTGCCGCAGGCAATTGTACGGCAAGTCGTACAAATCAAGCAGGCGGAAAACCCCGGAGCCTCAGTCGTCACGTATAAGAAGGTGCAACTGACCGGCGGGCCGGGAAAGGGCTTCGTTAATGCCGCAGGGAATGCGGGCGTCAGGTTGGTCAATACTAAGACGACACCGAAGGCAAACCCAGTCAAAGAGATTTGCTACGGTGTCATCATCAGTGCCAGCGAGCGTGATGCAGCCCAGTTTGCAGGCCAAGACATTGAAGAAGTGAACATGGGCGTCGTCGCCTATTTTCTCGCTCGTGATGAGAATGACTTCTTCTGGTCTGGGAATGCCGATATGGGTGTGGGCGGTATTCTCGGGCAAGGCACTGCTGTCACCGGCACTACAGGGAACTGGGCAGCAGCTTCTAACGGCATAACCATCTATCAAGACCTAGTGCTCGCGTATGGGACTCTGGCGAAGGTAGATGGTTTAAGGCTTGACCAAGTAGCCCTGATACTCAATCCTGTGATGAAGCAGCATTTGCTCAAAATGCTCTCAGCATCAAATCCGAATAAGAATGTGCTTGAGACAATAACAGCATCAGGGTTATTCCCGGCGGGGATTTTCTTCAGTGAGACTATCCCCTCAAACAAAGGAATAGTCATGAGCACTGCGCCCGAGCATTGCCGTTTAGGAGTAGTAAAAGACATAACGCGCAACCCGGAGGTCTGGCAGGCTAATGGGGATATGATAGTGACATGGACGCTGCGGACAGCGGGACCTCTGCTCTATTATCCCGAAGCCGCAGCTATATTGAGTGGTCTGTAATCAGGCAAGGAGCTGAATTGAGATATATTTGTGTGTTGGAGAATCGCTCCTATGCCTTCAATCTGACAAGTGGAGCTATAATCTATCTTCGCCCGGGTGCTAACCCTGTACAGGGGGAACTGAAAGAGCACTATGGGGAGCTAGAGAAAGACCACTACTTCAAGAAGTATGTAGCTGGGGGCATCTTGTGCGTAGTAGAAGACAAGAAAGACATACCGTGGGCACTGATGCCCCCAGAGATTAGAGAAGCCCAGAGGCTTGAAGAAGCAGAGAGGGCAGAGGAGCTAGCCAATAAGAAGATTCAAGAGAAAGGACAACGGGAGTTTCAGAAAGATATTGAGAGGTTTAATAAGCAGATGAGCGAGAGCTGATGGGAATGGCGCTCAATACGGATACAGAACTGCGGGCTTTCGGGCAGTTCGAAACGCTTGAAACAAGCGCCCTTTTGAGGTGCTTAGACATGGCGGCTGCCGAGGTGGAGCACCTCGGCAGTGCCGTGCCTCAAGATGCTAAAAAAGACCTCGAACTCTGGTGGGCGGCTCACTTTGCCGCGCTCTTCGAAGGCCAGACGCTAAGCGGGAGCCTAGAAAACCTCTCCTTCGGCTTTGAGGCTCTTGGCAAGCCGGGCCTCGAAGAGACGAGCTATGGGCGCGAAGTAAAGCGCCGTCTCCAGAGGCTCCGCGGTCCCAAAGTCAGGTTCAGAGTACTTTAGCTATGCGCGGGTTTGTCAACGTTATAGCACGTTTTGAGGAGAGCATTAAGCTCATTCGGAAGATACAAGGCATTAATGTTCTGGGTTCCCCGACAGTGACTCTCACAGAAGAATGGAACCTGAATGGCGCTATTCTGCCCGTCAAGCGCGATACGGATAAAAGTGTCCAAGGAGTGTCAGTCAAGACGGATACCGCTAGGCTGTATGTGAGACTGGAACAGACAGCAAAGAAGAGCTATTCCGTGGCAAAGAAGACTGTCAGTGAGCTGGGAATAGAATCCAATGATGAGATTGTGGCCCGCGGGATACCCTACCTTATTAAGCGTATAGCCCGGTATGAACGCAATCTGGGCTTTCTCGTCGCGGATATTGTCCAGAAGCCTATTCCAGGCGGTGTGTGATGGGCGTTGCATTTCAGATGAAACATGAGAATATCCAAAAGATAACGCAGCACATACAACGCAGGTTGGAGCTGGCTGCGGAAATGGTGGTTGGGGAAGCGAAGCGGCGCTGCCCCGTGGATACTGGGAACTTGCGGAATAGTATTGAGTGGGGACGTGATGAGGAGAGCGTTATAGTCGGAAGTGTGGTAGAGTATGCTCCATACCAAGAGCTTGGGTTCGTCCATTATCGTTCTGGGAGATTCATCCAGAACGCATTTCTCGTTCCCGCCCTCTTAGCTGTGCAGAAGAGGATAGGAGCGACGCTCGCATGAGCAAACCGATTAACTCCTTGGCAATTTACAAAGGGGTGCGAGATGTTTTTCTTGGAAGTCCGGGATTAATGGCGCTCGTTTCAGGGATGAGCTTTATGCAGCCCCCGGAGAATGCAGCTTATCCCCTTATAGTCTTTAGGCATATTGCCAATAGTCCGTGGGACCATATGAAGGGGGGCAGTTCAAGAGCTGCCGGTGAGGAGATAATCTTACAGCTTTCAATAATCAGTCAGAAGTATCCTGATGCGAGTGAAGCACTGAATATATTGCAGAAGTTGACAGAGGTCTATGATGAGAGTAATATAGGAATAAGCGGTTACAGTACGCAGAGGATGGAGCGTGTCGGCTATGAGATTATTGAGCAACCTGATGCAGCGATAGTGCATATACCTGTGCGGTATCGGCTCAGAGTGCAAAAGATTTAAGGGGTGATTGCAATGGCAGTTCTGTCAGGTATTCTGGGGAGCATGAAGGTGGCAGGGTCAACTGTGGCTACCATTAGCTCATTTGAAGCCAATGTAGCTGTGGACATTCATGAGATAAACGATATGTCCGATGATTGGAAGAAGCGTGTGGCAGGTCTTGCAGAAGTAACCGGCTCCGGGACATGCTCGTTTGACCCTGCTGATGTGGGCATTCTACAAATCAAGAATGACCTCATGAAAACAACTGGCCCCGGCGCACTGGTATTCTTGGAATTGTTTGTAGATACAGGTCTAAAGATTGCTGGGAGTGCCTTTGTGACGGGATTCACACTCACAGCAGACGTCGGAGACGCTCAACGCTTCTCATTCGATTTCCAATCGCATAAGGCATGGACTACAAGCGGTTGGTAAAATGCCGCAAGGGAAGAAGACCACAAGCCTAGCGAGTGAGATTTCGGAGCTGCGTGGCAATGTGGGGGCTATCTTCAACGAGAAGGATGAGCAGGTAGCACTTTTGCTTGATTGGAGAGTGAAGTCCCAAAGCCTGCTGGGAGTCGTGGGAGTACGTATAACGTCAAGAGGCTT